TTTACCATCAACTTTTGTCTCCTCAGATGTATTCAAGAGACCGGTTCCATACCTCTCAAAATTGTCAATGTAACGGCCTTCGATGGGTTTTACTGCGAGACACATTGGTTCAATTGCCGGTTTTAGTTGTGGTGTTCGCCAATCTTTACACATTTCCTTGAGATTGTCCTTTTCTTCTTGGGTCTTTGTTTTATCCTTTTCTATTATATGATTTTGGGAAAATGCCTTGACCTGAGATTGTGTGTATACCCAAGCCATCATGTCCCTAATTTCAAAGCCGTTCTCTTCCACCGCCATAGCCATAGAATGATAAAGTCTTGGACTACTAAAAGATATGAACGCACCACCCGGTTTTAATACTCTAAAAACTTCTTTGGAAACATCCATGTAAAAATCATGAAACTTCTTTGATTGTTTTCTATCAAATTTCATACCTTTTGGTAAATTTCCCACCACAGACGACGCACCCTTTTTGTCAATCTTATTTTTGTCCCAGTCATTTCCAAGGCCATCTAGGAAATAGGGAGGATCTGTACACACCATATCAACCGAATTTTCTGGGAGGTGTTTCATACCATCGAGACAATTTATGAGTTCAATTGAATTCAAAATCATTATTACAAAATATAAGTTTCTACACTTTAACTTTGATGCGTTCAAAGTATTTATTGAAGATATAGTTGTCTCTGAATCGAGCCTGAATCGGTGGTTGATAAAAAAGGTTTTCGGAATCATTGCCCTTTGACGCATCCAAATGTCCTATTTGCCATCTATCGGGTGGTACATGTAATATGTGGTTGTAAATCCATGAAGCGCCGGACATTTCTCGTTTTAACCACTCGTACACATCATCATTCCAATTCACACGAAGACATTCGAGTAACATCCCACACTCAATTTGTTTGTCTTTTACCTTTTCGAGCCAATATTTTTTTACCAATGAAACCTGTTCCTCTTTTGACCCATTTTTTAAAACATGCTTGTCCACACCTATTCGCTTAGTAATATCATTCGCTTTGAGTTCATAAGGATATTTCAGAGAATACAGTCCTGGTTTTTCTGTCATAAGTTGTAGCTTGTTTCCACACGGTTTATTGAACGGTTGAATACTGTCCCTCGTATTGAGTCCAATATTCTTAAAAAATTCCGTCGTTTCTTCTGGAGTAAAAAAGTAATTGCCACCCCTATTTGATGGCTGCGACAGAAGTGCGAGCGCTTGACCACCGACAGTTGATATTTTTGGTAATCGAATATTCGCATTTTTGGCAAAATTTACCAGGTCATCTGGGTATGATTCGTACATATCGTATAAACGACGCATTCTTTTAAGATAGTTTGGCACAAGTAGCTTAAAGTTTTAACTCCCGTATAAGACATAAACATGTCTCTTGAGCAAGATTACACGACCGTTCCAGGTCAATTGTATGCGTGTCTCTCCGTCGTGGGTCCAGAGGCGCCACAAAAGAATGATAAGTTCGGTATTAAGATTCGTGGTGCTTTTGCCTCTCGCGAAGAAGCCGCGTCTCACGCGAAGCGTCTCCAAAAGGAGGACAGCACTTTCGACATCTATGTCGTGGACATGTACAAGTGGCTTTTGATTCCACCAGATCCCCTAAAGATTGAAGATGTTCACTACCAAAACGAAAAGCTCGAGGAAATTATGACTGGTTACAAGCAAAATCAAGCCGAAGCCGCGCGCATGTTCAATGACCGCAAGCGTGACATGATGGAATCAAAGTCTTACATTAAACCGGGTGATGAAAACTCAATGTTCTACACTCGCCCAGATGAACCACCAGTCAGCCACCCAGCGGAAGTCCTTGAGCGCCTCAAGAAGGAGAAGCCAGACACACCAATGGAAGACTTGGTGAAGGAAGCCGACGCCGTCGTTGCCAATGAAATTGAGGAGCGACGCAGGTGGCGTGAAGCGCGTGCCGAGTCCTCCACCGACGCCAAGATTGAAGAATCCAAGGATGATGGTGAACCAGAAGTCTCCTCGACCTAGAAAAATTAATATTTATAATAGATATATGTTAGACATAATCATTACGATCATTCTGACGAGTGCGTTCTTTATTTTGTTTTTCAAACCGTATATCGTTACGAAAAACAAAAGAAAGGAAGAAGTCGAAGAGTCGCATACGGCCCATGGATTTATTGAAGATACACGAGACGCGTTTATCATACCCATGTACCCGTCCCAATTAATGGACCGTGGTAGTACCGTTCCCATTCAAGGTGACACGGGAAACTTTGTTGGATACTCAGGCGTATCGGAGTATAACTGGTTGCATGGTTTTCCCCATAAAAAAGCCTAAAAGAAATACAGCAAACGCTATGATCCATACAGATTTGTCGACACTGGAAAAGAAGTCCGTCTTTTCTGGATAGGATGGGTACTGAAAGTACTGTTGTGGAGGTGGTGGTTGTTGGTAATAATCCTCAATGGGTGTACTATCTTCGGGCTCATTTTCCTCTTTAAGGGGTACATAGTCAATTGGATTTCCTATATCAGTCTCCATTTCTTTTAATGGAGTGTTGTTTTTTTAAGTATCTTCTTCTTCCTCCTCATCGTCGATGACAAAGTCTTTCAAGCTACCTTCGTCCTCGTCGTCTTCGTCCTCGTCGTCACCACTCTCGTATTCGTCCTCGGTGTCTATATTGGATCCAAGGTCGGAGTCATATTCGTCCGGGGCGTAATCATCTTCGAGTACGGTCTCTTCGGGCTGATAAAATTGTGGTTTCTTTATTTGCCTTCCAGATCGCGTTCTGGTATCTACCATTTATATAAATAAAGACTTTTGCCTTTTAAGTATCTTATTGCGTATTTCATCAGTAAATTCGGCATCGGCGTATAACGCGAGTTCTTCGAGTGTATCTTGTGCTTTTATATTGTTTCCTTCATTTTTATGCCTGAGATATGTTTTGTACAGTTCTGGGTGCACACCCGAATACATGAGAAATGGATCTGGTTCCGGAACCGTGTCGATGGTATCATCGCGTGCAATTTTATATATCAGTAAGGCACTCACACCGATGAGAGTGAGTGCCATTCTTCTACTGTTGTGGTTTATTTTTTTTAAGAGCCTCCTTGACACTACCACTGAGTTCGTGGGTTCTGGCTCTACTCTTCGTACACACCGGACACTTTTGGGTTATCGTGGTTCCCTTAATCACATAAGACATCGGTGCATCTCCTTCATGTGAATCCTTCACCGTCTCACAGTACTGAGAGGTCGTGAGTACGGTGAAACCATTTTTCTGTCGCGCTATGCTCACGACGCGGGTATCTTCGGGACACTTCATACACCTCCGCATGAAAGATTCGAGGGGACCTTTCACATCACCCTGCTTAATTTGGGGTTTCTCCTCAAACTTTTTAATTTCTGGGCACTTCTTGAGATCCCCCCTCTTGGGATACAATTTCTCAACGACCCTCGGGGGTAGGATGTGCTTTCGACCGTAAAAATCCTTACAGAAACCGTCACGACGCCCCCGAATTGTCTCACACCGACAGAAACATTTTTGGGCAATCACTTGGCCGCTGATGTGGAACCAGACGTGATTGGAGCTGTGTGCCCGTCTGAGGTTTTCACAATACTTGGAGTTGGTTGAGACCAGGTAGGTCTCCTTGTGCTTGAACAACTTTGTCACGACGGCTGTACTTTGTCCCTCCATATTCCTCTGGATGAAGTCCTCAATGAGACCCTTGAGTTCATCATTCTCAATTTCATCCTTCGTTTGAGCCTCCGTAAATGATCCCTCCTTAATCACAGAGGAGGGTGGTTCCACCGTGATGTGCTGTGGTTGATCCGTCCGAATGGAGGACATCTTGAGGATATCCAAGTTTGGCTCGGGATCAATCTTTGTGAGTTTACTGAGGGGGCCGTGATTATACATAAATAGGGGGAGATAGGCAACTTGGACAATCTTCCCCTTTCCACCACACTCGGGACATCCCTGGCCACCACACGGGGTGTGCTTTGCCATCTTATGGGACCACGGCATACGAAACCCACTCCCCTTGGACTTCCTACGGATATCCCCATATACGGCGACATCTATAATCTCATTCCAATCTGTACCCCCCTTAGCCCTGGAGAGTGCCACGAGAATGTGCTCCCTGAGGGCGATGGCCGACTGTTGATCCACCACAAACCCTGGCCAATTGAGGTGAACCCCAGTCTTTGTGTACTGTCCAGCCATCTTGGGTGGGGACACAGAAATCAGACAATCCTTACCACCGTGACGCTTCACTTTGTCACATATAACCTTACAGATGTCGTGGATTTCATCAAATGTGAGGGAACGAGTATCCTTATAGTCAATGTCCACGAAGAAGTTGTACTGGGGGCTCTTCTGTTCAACGACAAAGAGCTTTTCACCCGAACGAACCGCCTCTATATACTTCTCATGAAATTCATTCAATTTATCAAATGGCACGGAGAGGACACCACCGTCCATGAGCACATGTGATAGATTGGTTGCATTATTAAACTTTTGTTGTGTGCACCACCTTTTAAACATACCTTTGTATCGAGCCTAACCTCTAAACCACCGCGTGAAGGAAATATCGGCATACTCCCTTGGAGACTCCGCCAATTCCTTCTTTATGGTGAGGAGTTCATAGACGGTCTTTTCTCCATTCTCCTTGGTCCATTCCTCAATCTCTTCTGGACAGAGACCACGGTTCTTCTCGAGGAGCTCTCCAATCTGCATTAAAATGTAAGCTTTTGACTTCATTCTACTTTATAGAGAATGTTTTTCTATTGAGGGAACTCACACACGAATAAAACTCTGGGTTTTTGAGAACATTGTCCACGATGAGTTTCCACCTCTTGCGGGTATTAAACTCCTCAAGGGTATCAAAACTCATATAGTCATTCTCATCGTATGTCTTCTTTATTGGTTGTTTATTAATCTTTTTAAGGTTTGTTTTCTGTTTCTCTTCATAAAACTTCCTCACGAGCGCCTGCTGCTGTGAGCGAGTGTAGTCAACGAAAAAGACATATACATTATATTCCAAGTCGACAGTGGGGCTTTCCTTCACTGTGAACTTGAATTCCGTATACTCACCATTCTTGAGGGCAACCGTACCCCTGGTCTCTTCCTCAAGTTCCCTGAGAGCACAACGGAGGGGATTAAAGATCTCTCTCCGCCTGCATCCACCTGTGACAAATATCCAATCTTTGAAGCGCCGATCCCTCACTGTGAGAAATCGGGGCTTGTCGTCAACGAAGCTGACGGGTATCGCTATAGCTTTGTATTTTTTCATTGCGCATTCGCAAGTTATAATAAGTGGATATGTTTATTCCTTCTCTTTTTCTTCGGCCACCTCTGGTTCCGACTCTGGTTCTGGTTCTGGTTCAATTATACGAATCGGGGTGTTAAGGCGGTGCATGACGTGGGATGAAAAACTCTTGAGACTTTCAACCTCTTGTTTGGCTCTATTCATCTCCCTGAAGAGAAAGATGACACCAACAACGGCGACGACGGTGGCGACGAGTGTGAATGTTTCACGGTCCATGGAAATCATTATAGATTATCCATGGCTGTTCCTTTTAAGTAAGTGTACCCATGTGGGTTCGGCCTGGGGGCGGGCATTCGTAGGGTGACTGAGCAAATTGCACGGCTTCGTAATGCGTGGACTGACAGGACTTATCAGTGGACGGCGCGGGTCCACCAACATACTTTTCGAGTGTCCTGGACCTGTCTCTTATACACATCTGACGCTGCCGACGACTCCTTACGTG